GAACCTAGATAACTCTTTCATGACGTTGCCGCCGCCTACACCGCCTCTAGCGGCTGCTGTGCGTAACGCTGCTCTTTCGCCTTGCTCACGCAAGAACTGCTGCTGTGGGCTGTTCTGGAAAGCCTGATTAAAAGCATCCTGTCCTGACGCGCCAGATAAAGCTGCCTGCTGCTGAAGAGCCGCAGTGCCTGCCTGACGGTACGGATCAAACATCTGACCAGCTTGACCAAAGGCTTGACCAACTTGCTGAGAAGCGAGATTACGAGCCGCCGTGACATCACCAATTCCTTGTCCGTATTGTTGATTTGCCGCTTGTTGAGCTGCCTGAAGATCAATTCTAGCGCCGCCTAGACCTTGGTATAACGCTCCTAGACCAGCCTGTGTGCCTCCCAAAATATCTTGCCTCGCCGCGCCAAGACCCGTGCCTAAAGCCTCTAATCCTAATCCAGTGCCTGATTGAATCAAGCCACCAGCTTCTTGAGCGCCTCGTGTTAAGTCCTGACGAGCAATCTGGCCTCCACCAATAATATCTGCTCGTGCTTGGCCTGCGCCTGCCTCAATAGCTTGTGCAGCAGCCGTAACACCGCCAGCTAAGGCGCGCTCTGATCCAGCTAATCCAGTTTGACCAGCTCCTCCTGCTCGGCCTCCTACCGCTGTTGGAGAAGCGACAGAAGTTGTTCCAGAAGCAACTCCAGCGCCAGTTCCTCCTACTACAGAAGTCCCAGCTACTGTACTACCCGTTCCTGTAGAAGGTGTGCCTGTGCCTACTCCTGTAGCGCCTGTTATATCTGCTATATTTGTGCTTACGCCTGTATTTGTAGCGCCTCCTGCTACTGCTCCAGCAGCTCCTGCTTTCGTTCCTCCTGCTACAGACGTTCCAGCTACCGAACTGCCAGCGCCTGCCGCAGTTGTTCCTGCCAAATCTGTTCCTGCTGCTGCACCGCCATCTTTTGCTTCGTTATAAGCTGCTTGTACGTCAGCTAATGGAATGCCTGTGGCTCTTGCCATATCGTCAACAGTTAGACCTAAATTGTCCATGTGACCAGCTATCTGTACAGCAGAGTCAGTAGTTTCTGCGGCATAACGCTTCAATAGGTTGTCTGGAATACCGTTAGGAAAATCTTTTAACGCTTTTTCAACACCGCCTTTCGCTATGTCTTCAATTTGAACCATCTCTTGGGCGCGAGTGTATCTAGTCGTAGCCGCATCTAATGGATAATTTACAGCGGCGGCAGCTTGTTCAATACTTACATTCTGCTTGACCATCTCTCTGTAAACATCTTGATCGTTAGTTGCCTGTCCTGAATTTACATAGTCAAGAACATTCTGAAGACCAGTTTGTGCCGCAACTTCTGTTGCTGCTACTTCAGTCGCTGCCAATGCTGTCGTATTAGCCTGAGCTGCAACTGTTGCCGCCTGAGCCTGAGCTGCCGCTGCTTGCTCTGCTGCAATATCTGCCGCCGTAGGCCCACTCAGTGCTTGGTTATAAGCCGCTCTAGCATCTGCCGGACTAACTCCAAATGTCTGCGCCAAAGAGTCAATATTAGCTCCGGTCTGTTGTATCAATGTGGAGATATCAGTCAAGGACGCATTTGGATTGCCGTTCATATAGTCAATTACTATGCTCTCTGGCGTTATACTTATCCCGCCAAGACCTTCCATAAAATCTTCTTCCATTAGTATCGCCCCATTGCTTGTAACTCAGCCAAGGTATCAGAATCTATTCCCATGCCAGCCAAGGCATTAACGGCCTGATCTCTGCTAACAGAGTTATTTGTAGAGTTATTTGTAGAATTATTTGTAGCACCTAAACCTAGATATGCAGGATTAGCCACTGCGTCAGGTAACTGCTGCTGAGCAAAAGACATATCGTAGCTGCCTTCATACGGCTGCAAGCCTCCATAATTAACATTACTGCCTCTTATCGCCTGCTCGTACATAGGCATACCTGAAAGCAAAGAGTTCTGAGCGGCTACATTGCCACCGACAAAAGCATTAGCTTGTTGGGGCATTGTTTGTCCGTAAACATCTAATCCAGCTTGCTGGCCTGCCGTCAAAGCGGCAAACTGAGCTGGCATAGCGTTTTTGATGTCAGTTCTAGCTGTGGTTTGTTGGCGCTCCATAAACTTCAATAATTCTGCATTTGACTTTTCTTGAGCCTTGATGCCTTTATCTGATTCGCCGCCGAATAACGCTGTAACTAATTTACTCATATCTGGCCTCTAATTCTTTTCTGGTTATTCCGAGAATCCACTGATCGTATATTTCGCCGTTTTTCTTAAAAGACTGCCTTATTGTTCCTTCGGCCTTCATGCCGCATTGAACAGCAAACATTTTAGCGTTGGGGAAACACGTTGCTATCTCGGCGTTTATCTTCTCGTACTTGGTGTTCTTGGTTATCCAAGTGAAGAATTCTTTAGCGCCTTTGTAAGCCTTCTTTCCTCTGAACTTCTTTAAGATCATTGGATGTATTTCAATCGTAATGCCGTTGCGTAATTCAGCCATCCAAAGACCGCATATCTCATCATCTTCAGTATGGACAAACCAGCCAGAATTCATATCTGGATTCCATTGTTCTCTTGAAAAATTATCCTCGCTGATCTCATCAAACACCTCGGATTCAGTGACGAATGATCTTATAAATTCAGCATTTTCTATTCTGTCAATCACACGAGAATCCAACCTTTTGTTCTATCGCCTCCAATACTGGGAAGCATCTTTCTATATTGTATCGCTCCAGCAGAACCAGAGCCATTCAGATAAAGACTATATTGTACAGCTTCTATCACGCCTTCTGGAGTTCCGGTTCCGACTATTGGAATACTAAGAGAAGCCTCTTGCGTGAACTGCCTAAACGCCTGACTCATAGTCCCATTATCTTCTATAATAGGTTGTCCGACATTTAATTTATAACTCATTGAATGCCTTCTATATCAGCGGTCATCTGTATAATAACAGGCTTAACAGGATCACTCATCGTAAACCTAAATAACTCAAACCGTGCGGATCTGCCGTTTCTGCGCCAAATAGCTCTATGGTTATACTCGCCAATTTTACCAATGCTTCGGAAGCGAGTATCGCTCCAAGTCTTAGCGTTACGGCTGCGAGCCATTCCAATCTTAGGGTCAGGAGCTGCGGCATTACCAACACCGCTTTCAACAGTTAATTCTATCTCAGGAACTAAAAACGATTCCATATTGTTCTGAAATGGCTGTGTGACTATTGAGCGCCTTATTTCAGTGCCGTATTCTGTATAAAAATCCGCTCCAAGATTTCCTATCCTGCCGTCTACCAAATCACCTGCCCAAATCTTGTTGTAGGCTCTAACCAAAGCAGTTACACGGTAAGCACCAAGATCTCCTTCAATTACAGACTTTCTCTCATGCCAGCGTTTACTAATTATGTCATAAACTAAAGCGCCGCTAGGTATTGCAAAGCCTACGAAATACGCACCTTTCTCCGCGTACCCCCACGAGAATATGTTTGAGATTTGAGCCTGAGTAAGATTGCTTAGCTCTTTGTCTATTGCAGTTGTGGATATCTTCGCTACGTTATTACCTTGCAACGTCCAAATGGCTGGCGATTCATTTTGACCAGCTCCAATGAATACAAAGGTGTCTTGCAAAGATTGAATGCTAAACGGACTTACTATGCCTTTCGATAGGAATAAACCAGTTCGTTGAAAAGGAAAGTCAGCTCCACCAATGTTTTGAAATGCTTCTATCGTCTGCGAACCACCGATAAATAATTGATTGTTAAAAACAATGGGAGCAACAATCTCGTCAGGATCTGACTCGGCAGTGCCAAAGTCTAAAGCGTTATAGCTAAGGCCATTATTTAACGCGCTTACAATAAACTTCTTAGAGTCAGTGGTAAGGCAGAAGAAACCGTCAATATACACAACCAACTGAGGTGCGCCATTGGCTGTAAAGTCAGAATCTGTAATCTCTGCGAAAGCATCAGTGACATGATTGTAGATATATCCTTTGCCACTAGGAACTAACACAAGAAGCTGAGTGCCGTTATCAGCCATTGAAACTCTGCTAGTGCCTTCAACAGTTCCTATTGTTTTTAGGGCAAAAGTCTCGCTCATGCTGTAGAGCTTGTTGTCCGTGACAAAGTAAGGCACACCATTCATCTCGTGCGCGCCTCTATTACCCGTCAGGCTGTTTGCGTTTGCTACTTCTTCCAGTCCAGCCGTCCCGTATAGAGTTTCTTGGTTTAGCGCAGGAGCTTGAACAATATTTGGATAGAAGTTTACACACTCCTGAGCAGAGATCGGCAAGCTGTCACTCTCATAGAATCCATTCGCTATGGGCAGGACTATTTTAGGCATCAATCAACACCAAATATCGCACGACTAACTAAAACATTGCCAGTAGTTGAATTGTTTTGAACAAACATTTCAAAATAATCATTCTGAGCAATATCAACATTGGTTATGATGCATAAGTTTGTTGCTGCGCCAAATGAAACAACAGCAGAAATTTCAGTTGTAGCAATTACAGCGCCATTTTTTGCGATATATAAAGATAAGTTTTGGTTATTATCTCCGCTAGTCGAAGGAGCTATACTCATAGAGGCGTGTATAGTTTGAGTTATAGCGGCAGCGTTTGTGTACTGTATCCTACCAGCAGTTGTGCCTGTGTAATTGTCTAGCTCGCCTATTACAAATGTTCCCGCTACCAGCACCGGAGTTGCTGTTGAAGAAATAACCGTAGCTGTAGAATTATCTTGAAGCGTTACTTGCGCTCCGTACAAAGCATCTTTTGCGTTAATAACTATAGAGTTTGACGAAGCATTTAGCTCAATTCCTGAGCCAGCAAACAAACTAACAAAAGTTGGACTTATTGCTGTCGTGTTCAGCATTATCGGTAGTCCAACAGCGTCTACGGTAAAGTTGTGCTTGACCGATACACCATTAGTTCCAGAAATGCTGGCTGCTATTCCAGAGCCATTTTCTATGTTTCTTATCTTATTAATAGTTCCGTCTTTTTCTAAAACTGGAGTTGCAGTCCCAGAGCCAGTAGTGACTATTGTTCCAGTTACACCAAAGCCAGATACTAAATTAGTGTACGAAATACGATAGTTTGTATTGTCAACAAAGTAGTCCATAAAGGAATTAGCGGGAACCGTGTCCTGCGCTACAAAATCAGACTTCTTGCGACCTGATGCTCTTTTAACCATTAGTATTCACCTCAAGGCCAATAGAGCCAGTAGTCTCTGCAAGTATCTTTGCTTCTTGATCTGGGAAAAAATTAGTGCTGATCCCAAAGTTATTGTCTTCGTTACCAGAGCCAATAGGCAAGGTGCAAGGATATCTGCTAGTACCCATGCTTTGACCTATTAACTGCATCGTGTTGTAACCATCACGAGCAGCTTTTGCTAAGCCTGCTGAAATGATTCCGTTGTAATCTGGAGCGACCTCAATAGCCATGTTAGCTATTAAGCCTCTCAGTGCGCCCGTAGGTATTGTTACGTCATCACCTAAATCAGACACAACTGTATAGCCTAGCTGAATGCCTGAAGCATCTAGCTCTGCCATGTAATTATTCATTGAAAATATAAAATCTTGGTACTCGTCAG